CAACTTGATTATATTGATGATATTACTTCATTACAAGATGGTGTAACAAAGAGATTCCCACTATTCCAAAATGAACAGTTAGTCAGTTTTGAGAAAGCAGACGGAACACCTATTAGTTTCCCATCACTTCTTATCATCTTTATTAATGGTGTTCTTCAAATTCCAAACAAAGATTACATATTTGAAGGTGGTACTGCATTTGAATTTACAAGTCCTCCACAAGAAGCAGACCAAGTTACAATTTACTTCTATAGAGGTAGTAATGATGATGTTAATACTGTCAATGTGGTTGAATCTATCAAAATTGGTGATGAATTAATCTTAATTAAACCAGTTGGTGTTTCTACTGTTCCAGATCAAAACCCAAGAGTTGTTAATGATATTGTTGCATCTGATATTCTTGCAACTAACTTATACTCCCTACAGGGTATTGATAACAACTTCAAGAGACCTGTTGTTTGGAGAAAACAAAAAGTTGATAGAACTGTTGATGGACGTATTATTCCTAAGACCCGTGAAGCACTAGAACCACAAATCTATCCAACAGCAAGAGTTATTGGTTCTGCATCTACAACTCAAGATTTCCTCTTCCTTGATAATGCTAGTTTGTTCAACTATGAAACAGTTACTCCATCTACCAATTTTGATGGCATTATTACTCAAGGAGAAGATCCAGTTGTAGGTATTCTAAGTGTTGGAATTGGAACTACGGGTGCGAGTGTTGGTACAATTTCTACAATCACTGTTCTTAATGGTGGTTCTGGATATACTGGAATCGTAACAATTTCTATATCTAATCCACCTGATATTACAGTTGGTTTCGGAACAACTGCATTAGCAACTGCAATTATTTCTAACGGTTCAATTATTGGTGCAAATATCACCAATGCTGGTAGTGGATATGGAACGAGTGCATACGCGATAGTACCAAATCCAGTTGTCAAGATTGAACCTGTTACATTAATACCAACTGTAAATGGTTATGAAGGTGATATTATTGGTATCACAACTGCTGTTGGAATCGGCACTAATCTCAGTGTCAAGTTTACTTTAAGTCTTCCAAATTCTCCAACAGATACCCTCAGAGATGGAATGAGAATCTTTGTTAATGAGACTAATGTTGGTTCTGGTTTAACTTCTATTGATACTAACAATTCTCAAGTAATTGGTATTGGAACAACTGCTTGTAACAACATCTATAAAGTTCACCAAGTTCAGTATGATGCAGGTAACGGAATTATAACCGCTTTCTGTAATATTGATTCAAATTCAAATGTTTCTGGAATCAATACTGTTGGATTTGCGTTTACTAGTGTTGGTTACTACAGTTGGGGAATTGTTACTGGATTTAGTAGAGGAAGTGAACCAATTGCACTCAATGTTGATGGAAATACGTTCTCTGTTGGTCTCGGATCATACCCACTTTTCCAGAGAAGAGGGTTCGGTTTAAGGGGTACTGGAGGAATCACAAAATAATGAGTATAAATAATACCTAGATCCAATGTGTTTTAATTTTTAGAAAGCAATGCCCGCTATAGTATCAGACCAATTTAGGATCCTAAACGCAGCCAATTTCGTGTCTGATGTTTCAGATTCAAATAATTCGTATTATGTCGTTCTTGGACTCGCGAACCCAACTCAGGTTGGTTTTGGTAGGAGTTCCAATTGGGATAATTCAACCCCGTATCCAGTAGATGATTTTAATTATTCTAATCATGTTCGTGATACCATGCTTTTTGGTAAGAAAATTACCAAAGACAATATCAGAAGATTGATTAGAAGAGTTGACTGGACGCAAGGTACAATTTATGAAATGTACCGACATGATTACAGTATTCAATCTCCATCTCCTGTAACTAACTCTACTAGGTTATATGATGCGAACTACTATGTAATGAATTCAGACTTCCAAGTCTATATTTGTTTACAGAATGGTTCTTCAGGTATCAATACTGTTGGTAATCAATCTCTTGATGAACCAACTTTTACTGATCTTGAACCATCTAAAGCGGGTAATAGTGGAGATGGTTATGTTTGGAAATATATGTATACTGTCTCACCTGGAGACATTATTAAGTTTGACACATTAGAATACATCCCGATACCAAATGATTGGGAAACGGTTACGGGTCCTGTTGCATCTGTTAGAGATAATGGAAACTCAGATGTAAACCTGAACCAAATTAAAACAGTTTATATTGAAAAACAAGGTGCGGGTTATGGTATTGGGCAAAACCAACCCGTTGATATTCTTGGTGATGGGACAGGAGGAAAGGCAGTTCTATCTGTAGATTCCTCAGGTAAAATTACTAGTGCCACTGTATCATCTGGTGGTAGTGGTTATTCTTTTGGTATTGTTGATCTATCTTCAATTAATACTGGATCTATTACTGACAGAGCGTTCTTAATTCCAATCATCCCACCAACAAAGGGACATGGTTTTAACGCATATAATGAATTAGGTGCTGACAAAGTTTTAATTTATGCTCGTTTTGACGACATTGGTGATTTCCCAACTTCTACAAAATTTGCACAAGTTGGTTTACTTAAGAACCCACTTTCTGTTGGTTCAACATCAGTTCAGTCTTCAAATTCATTTAGTTCTACAAATGCGATAGTTTTAAATACAATTTCTGATATTACACAAATTACAGTAGGATCTAAAATTTCTCAAACTATCGGTACTGGTGTTACTGCTTTTGGATGGGTAACATCTTTCGATAATACAACAAATGTTGTTAGATACGCTCAAGACAGATCTTTATACTTTAATCAGGCTACAACAAATCAAGAAGATGACCCATTTGCGTCTCGTCAATCTTTCATCAAACATGATTTTACAAGTGCTGTAGCAAACGTCACGATTGGTTCTGCAAGTTGCACAATCAACACGGGATTTACTGGTATTAATACAACAAGTACTTCAGGTGCTCTAGTCGATCTAGGAATTAACTTCACAAGTGGTCTTTCTGGTCCAGAAATTGAAGTTTCATCTGGTGAGCTTATATATATTGATAACAGGCAAACCGTTTCGAGGAACCTGAGACAAAGAGAAGACGTAAAAATCGTACTGGAATTCTAATCTGAGACAATGCCACAAAGAACCAATTTAAATATTAATCCATATTATGACGATTTTGACGCAGAAAACAATTACTATAGGGTATTGTTCAAGCCTGGTTTTCCAGTTCAGGCTAGAGAATTAACTACGTCTCAATCTATTCTTCAGAATCAGATTGAGAAATTTGCTAGACATACTTTCAAAGATGGATCTGTTGTAATACCTGGTGGAGTTAGTTACGATTTTGATTATCAATCAATTCAGATTGAATCAACTTTCCTTGGTTTAAATGTTAGTGATTATATTACATCTTTTATAGGAAAAGAGATTAGAGGTCAACAAACAGGTCTTGAAGCAAAGATTGTAAATGTTCTTCTATCTTCGCAAACATCGAGTGGTAATATTACTCTTTTCATAAAATATACTTCTGGTACAGCTAATAATGAAGTAGGTACTTTCCAAGATGGAGAGACCTTAATTACTGAAGAAAACGTTGTATATGGAAATACAACTATTTCTAGTGGAAACACTTTTGCAGTTACTATTGCAACAAATGCAGCACAAACAGGTTCTGCTGCTCACGTAGATGCAGGTACTTTCTTCTTCAGAGGTTATTTTGTTGATGTTAAAAAACAAACAGTAGTTCTAGACGAAGCCGACGATACCCCTTCATACAGAGTTGGTCTTCAAATTAGTGAAGAAATTGTAAACGCAAAGCAAGATAATACATTATATGATAATGCAAAGGGTTTTACTAACTTTGCTGCTCCTGGTGCCGATAGATTTAAAATACAAACTACTTTAGTTAAAAAGAGTCTTACTGATCTTAACGACTCAAGTTTTATTGAACTCTTAAGAGTTGATGAAGGTGTACTTTTAACAGTACCTAATAAACCACAGTATTCTGTTATTAAAGATTATATTGCTGAAAGAGATTTTGAGAAAACTGGTAACTTCTTTGTTGAACCTTTTGATATTACTTTCCATGAGTGTTTGAATAATAGAAGAGGTAATAATGGTCTGTTTTATGATAATCAAGTAACTGATGAAGGTAATGTTCCTTCTAATGATTTAGCTTGTGTTTCTATTGGTTCTGGTAAAGCATATGTAAAAGGTTATGATATTAATAGACCTGTTGCAACAATTTTAGATATTCCAAAACCAAGAACAACTCGTAAAGTTGAAGGTGCTTTTGTTCCATATAATCTAGGTAGTCAAGTTCAAGTAAATAATGTTTACGGACATCCTGCAATAAAAAGAGAAATACAATTATACAGTCAAAGATTAGGTGCTAATGGAACTACTCTTGCTGGCGAAAGAATCGGTGATTGTAGGTGCTATTCTTTTAATTTAACTTCTGGAGAATACTTATCTGCTAGAACTCCATTTACATTATTTGTTTATGATGTAACATTATATCAGAAGTTGCATCTTGCTAATCCT